GGCACTCCGGGTACCCTTCGGCCAAGACCACACAACACGCCCAATGCTCCCATCAGAAGGCCCTCTAGGCCCCCACTGTAACACGACGCAGCCTGCAGCCCGCCCGCGGCCCTTCGCGCCTTGTGCGGCCTCACAGCGCCGCCCGCAGCACGACGCCCGCGCCTTCAATGTCGCCGAACATCAGCCGGACGTAAGCATCGCGCACCACGTCCTCTAGCTCGACACCTTCGGCCCGCTGCATCGCCACCGCGTCGGCCGCGTGTCGCAGCCGGTCAACGGCGCCAAGACTTAGGCCGAGCACCTTGGCCCACTCTCGTCGGGACAGGTCAGGCCCCAACGCAATCACCGCGCCCAGGTCGCCGCCGATCTCGGCGCCTCGTTCGATCTTGCTCATCTGCTCCCCTTCCAGCTCACCACATCGAGCCGGGTGTGTGTGTGTGTCCGAGTCCACCAATAAAACGCGCACCCCGACTCCCCGACCATACCCGCTCGGCCAAGACCCAGATCCGCCGCGGTGGGTGTCGTTGCCAAAACGCCAGCCGGCCGCCAGTCTCTAGTCGGTCCAGCGGCATCAGGAAGGCCACCTCGTCCGCGAGCTGTAGACACCGCTCGACGTGCGCCTCGGCGTTGCTAAACGGTGGGTTGCCGACCACCCGATCGGCTTTCGTGTGCAGGCGGAACAGGTCGCAGCAGGTCGCGCCGCCATGTTGCACGGCCCAGCTATGCGGATCGGTGTCGTTGGCCTTGACTTGCAGTCCCTCCAAGTCGCGGAGCGCTCGCAGGAAGGCACCGCCGCCCGCGTGCGGCTCGAGCACCGACCGCACACCGTCCCAGGGCAACAGCCCGACCAAAAACGCCGCCAGGTCGTCGGGCGTGTAGTACCGCTCCAAATGGTCGACGCTTCCCCGTCCGGTCGTCCGGTCCCGCTCTGGCCAGATCGGCACTTGCGTCATCGGCTCCCCCTCATTGCCACACCTCGCCCGTTTTTTCCTATACCTTTCACCAGATCCCCCCAAATTGCCCCAATTTACCCCCTTTTCTACCTTCCCTCTCCATATGGATAAAAGGTGTGGTAGGTATGGCAAACAAGCCAAAGCCACGGGCTAACCGCCGATCTCGGTGGCACACCTCGCCGGATACGGTGGGGCAATTTGCCGCGGCCCGTGGCAAAATGTCAACGCCGGCTTTACAATTTGCCACACCTCGAACGCGTTGCCACAGGTGTGGCATGGCAGGACTGGCAATCACGATCTCACCCATTCAACGCGCCGAATACCGGAACGCATGACGCGACGCTTCTCGAAGCCCAAAGCGGTCAAAATCCCACCGATCCGCATCTCGTGCGACTTGTTCCGGCGGTCCTTCGGCAGCTCGATCGCAAAGTCCAGGATCGCCGACACGGTGACTTGCGACGGGTGCCGGTCGACCCAATCGGTCACAAGGTCGTGCCACGGGTCGCGGGACTGATACCGCTCTTGGTGGTCTTGAAGCTGTCGATCCTCGTTCAACTCCAACCACCACCGCTCGCCGCCCATCAGCGCCTCGAACCCTTCGGCCCACAATTGGTCGCGGTCCCGCTCAAGCGCTTTAAGGTCCGGCATCCGGTCGACGTGAACCGGCCAAAACCGACGCGCCCCGGTGGGGTCGTTCAAGAATGACGCCTCGTTGGTCGTGCCGCAGAACACCGATTGACGCGGCTCGGTGACGACAAACCGAGCGTAGGGCGGCCGGTAGTGGTCGACGCTCCGAGAAATGAACGCCTTGACCGACTCCGAGTCCCGGATCCGGGTACTGGCGAGCTCGGCCAGCTCATACAACCAGGCCCCGCGGATCTGCATTGCTGCGTCTTTGTTCCGAATGTCCAGCGCGTCGTCCCGAAACCACTCGGCGCCGGCTAGGGTCTTAAAGAATGTGCTCTTTCCGTAGCCTTGGGGACCGGCCAGGATCAAAACGGTATCCACCTTGCAACCCGGCTGCATGATCCGCGCGACGGCCGACAGCATCCACCGGCGGCCGAGGATCCGGTTGATCTCCGAGTCCTCGGCGCCGGCGTAGTTGGGCAGCACGCCGTCTAGGCGGTCGGTCCCGTCCCACCGAAGCCCGGTCAGGTACTCGCGGACAGGGTGGATCGTGTGGTCCCGTGCCATCAGCGCCACCATCTCGGCCAACTCTCGCGTCGACACCCTGAGCCGGTACGTGTTCAACAGCTCGAGCCGGATCCGGGTCAGGTGGTGATCCTGCAACGCCTCACCGTCCCACCACATCGCCGCGTGAAACTCGTTCCACGACAGCCGGTATCGGTAGTGCGGATCCTGTCCCAAGACCGTCGCGACGTTCCGCGGGTCGACGCATGGCCGCTTGGTGTGGTCGCCGTCCGGGTACATCAGCAGCGCCCGCACGGCGTCCACTTGCTTGGCGCGCTCGGTGTCGGTGGTCGCTGGTTGTTTCAATACGTCCATGGCCCGTCCTCCTTGGCCTTGGCCAATCCGTTGTTGATCGTTTGGTCGGCTTCCTTCGCCGACAGGCCAGCCGCAACGCCCGCCCAGGCCAGCGACGCCCGCACCTCGGCGGCGGTCAACGTGCCGGCCTCGACATGTTGGCCACAGCTTCGAGCAGCGCCGTATAAGGTCGAGTTGCGGTTGCCCGCGGTGGCGTTGGCCGCGGCGTCGGCTCGGTTCTCAAGAAAAGCCAACGCGCGCCGGCGTCGGTGTGCCTGTTCTCGTCCGAGCTCGACCGAGCCGCCGCCCGCCGAAGGTGGCCGCGGTCGCTCGCGGATCGGTGACGGCGGTGGCTCGCCGTGGTTCGCCAACAGCCAACGCCAAGACAGCGGCTCGGCCTCGATCACCTCGTGATCAAACTCGTCGGACATGGCCCGCCGCACGTCGTCCGGTGTCATCCCCTCGATCGGCCGGTCGAAGGGTGCCGCCGGCAGGAAGTAAAGCCGCGACGGGTCTTTACAGGCGGCGTCCACCTTCGCGCCCCAGGTCGCCGCCCAACGCTGGCCAGCCCGCCACACCTCCGGCCACTTTTCCACAGGACACTCACAGTCAAACGGAAACACCACGCGCGCCTTCAGCTGTCGCCGTGTGTGGCTCCAGGTGGTGTGCGACACCGAGGTCTTGTTGAGCCCGTGCAAGGCGTCCGACAGGCCCCACGCGTCACCGGGAAAGCCCTCGTCAATGTCGACGACGAGCGCCCAGACCGCCGCGACGCTTGACGCCCGCCGCTTGGCGATCTGGCGCCCGCTTGGCCGCTGCGTCCAGGTGTCGGCGTTTGGGTCAGGATAGAACCGCAACTCGGCCTCGATGGCCTCGTCCTTGATCCGAACCGGAAGCCAACCGGGAGCGCTTAGCTTGTCCTTGGCGTTCCGAAGGTACGTCAACCGGCGGATCAGCTCGTCGAAGTCCCACCGGTCGATCGTGCCGGTGGGGTTCTTGACGCCGTTCACAAGTAGAACGGGCCAACTCACAACCACCCCCGCTCGCGGTACAGCTTCGCCCGCCGCCGCTGGTACCCCTTGTAAGGGCCGAAGCTGTCGACCAGATCGAGCACCAACGGCGCGCCCTTGCCACCTCGAGGTCGAAGCGCTCGGCCGATTCGCTGCTCGACCTTGGCGGCATTGCCGCACGGCGTCGCGAGGATCACCGTTTCCAGCTCAGGAAGGTCGAGGCCCTCGTCGGCCAACGACGTGCAAAACAGCGCCGAGAGCCGGCCGTCCCGGAAGCCTTGGAACGCTTCGCGGCGTCGCTTCGCGGTGGTGGAGCTCGTCACCGCGAGCGCCGGCACACCGTCCGCGATCGCGTGCGCGGCCAGGTCGGACGCGTGCCGCTTGAGGTCGCACAAGACCAGCACTCGGCGCCCCTCGGTGTGCTCGGCTTGCAGGAGGTCGAGGATCAAGCCGTTGCGGTCGGCGTCGTCCGCGATCAGCTGCTTTCGCTCGTTCGGGTCGCTGTGCATCGGTGGCGCCCAGGAAGTCTCGACCCACCGGATCCGCGGTGTCAGCGTTGCCCCGATCGCTTCCAGGTGGGCGCCGTCAATCCGGTGGACCGTCGGGCCGAGGTGGTCGTGTAGCAGTCCCGTTAAGCCGTCGGCCCGCTCCGGTGTCGCGGTCAATCCGAGCCGGTGGCGACCGTTGAGCGCCAGCATGCACTCGGAAAAGCTCGCCGCGGGGATGTGGTGGCACTCGTCGACCACCACCAAGCCGCGGCCCTTGCCCCATTGGATCAGCTCGTCGAAGTCCCAACGGGTCAACGTCTGAAGCGTGGCGATCACCACCTCGGCGTGACGCTCGTCTTTGCCGCCGCCGACCAACCCGATCTCGGTGTCGGCGTGCGACTCCGCGAAGCGCTCGGACCACTGTGCCATGAGGTCGCGGGTATGGACCAGGACGAGCGCCGGCGTTGGCGTCTCGGCGACGATCGCCGAGCCGATCGCCGTCTTTCCGGCGCCACAAGGCGCCTCGATCACGCCTTGGCGCGTCTGGCGCCACGCCTCGACCGCCTCGAGCTGGTACGGTCGCAACGTCCAGGTAAACCGAAGCGCCCGCCGGTCGGGGTCGGTCATCAGGTCGCGGGCTTGGGCGTCGGTCCAGTGACGCGGGAACACCGACCACCCCTTGTGCAGCTTGGCCGGATCGATGTACCGATCCGGCTCCGGCGGCCGGTAGTGCGTCCGCTCTTTGAGTTGGCACCACTGGATCCACGCGGGGTTTTCGTACCGCTTGACGGACTTCAGCGCCGCCGCTTGTTTGGCGTCTCGGACCCACAGCCCGCCACCGCGGATCACAACTCGCCGCCCGTGGTCGCCCAGACCACCCAAGACTCGGCCCACGAGATCCAACCGTCCGCGGCCATCGGCTCCCCGTGCTCGTCAAGCCATTGCAGATCGACCGACGCCGGCCGCCCTCCGTTGGTGTGCCACTCCCACCACATCGGGGCAAGCTCGGCCCAGGGTAGGACGTAGCCAGCGCCGTCGACCTTAACGGCCAGGATCGAAAGCCCGCCTTGTCGGTGGTGGGCCTCGAGGTCGTGCGCTTGGCACTCTCGGATCGCGCTAAACGCCAGCCGCCGCCGGTTGGTCGTTTTGGCCTCGATGGCCACAGACACACCTTGCACCGAGCCAAGGAAGTCGGGCGGTGCCGACTGTCCAAGGTTCGGCGGTGGGTAGGTTTGCCACACGATCGCCCGCCCGTCGCGGGTGTACGCGCGGTGCCATTCGGCCAAGGTGCGCTCCCATTGGCGGCCGGTGGTCAAAACATTTCCAACGCAACGACAAGCGCTTCAGCTTCGGTGTCGCCTCTGCCGTAAACGTAGCGTGCGCCGGCGTGCTCGTCGCAGACGTGCCAGCCGCCATCCCCGCCGCCATTTGGCACCGCGTATGCCGCCGGGTCGTCCCACGCTTCCCGAACGAGCGAGAGCAACGCGCCCAGCGTGGCAGGGTCGGTTAGGTCGGGGAAGTGCAGCCCAGACCGTAGCGTGTCGCCTCTTTGCAGGTGTGGCCATGTGCGGTAGCTATCGCAGACTCTGTATCCAGTGGCCGTCAGCATCCCCGGCATCCACCGCCAGCCCTTACAGGCGACGGCGCGGCGGGCTAGTTCGTTACTCATGGCGCAGCCTCCAGCGCGGCCACAAGGGCTTCGCGAGCGGCGTCCCAAGCGGCGGCCCCAGCGGCGTCCCCAGCGGCGGCCCCAGCGGCGGCCCTAGCGGCGTCCCAAGCGGCGGCCCAAGCGGCCCCGCCCGCGGCCCTAGCGGCGTCCCCAGCGGCGGCCCCAGCGGCCCCGCCCGCGGCCCTAGCGGCGCCCCTAGCGGCGGCCCCAGCGCCCCCAGCGGCGGCCCAAGCGGCGGCCCTAGCGGCGACCTGAGCGGCCTCAGCGGATGCTTGATCCGTGATTGGCTGTAGTGCGCGCAGACGTTTTGCCTGCGCTGGCCACGCTGCTTCGAGCGCCAAAGGCGCAAACACCCTGACCGCGTGATCCGCAAGCACATAGGCGCGGACCTGCTCGACTTCCGGTGTGGAGCGCGAACCGACCAGCATCGGCGCGAGGTCGTGCAGGTAGCGGGCTCGCAGCGCATCCCCATCTGGGCCTGTGCCCATAGCATCGTTTAGCCTCACCGCAAACGCAGTCAGCACCGGACAGGCGCACGCGGGCGCGTCTGTGTGAGGCTCCCCCGCTAGATAGGCAACGGCTTCCATGAGACACATGCCATCCTCGCGGCTGGCGTGGCTTCCGTAGGTCAGGGTGTAGGTGTGATCATTCATGGCGCAAACTCCAGCGCGGCCACAAGGGCCTCGGCTTCAGTGGGTCCGGGGTCGGGCCACGGGCCAGCGGGCATAATCGCGACCCACCAGCCGGGCTTCTTGTCGTATGGCATGACAAACGTACTCGGCCAAGCCTCCCGCACCAGCGCGAGCAATGCGCCCAGCGTGCAGGGGTCGTCTAATGCCGGATAGGCGTCCATTCCTTGGGCGTCCGCTATAGCGTCCCAGGCTGCCACGAATCCGCCGCGAACGCCACATGCGCTCAGGTGCGGACCTGACTCATACAGACGCCAAGACCCATGGTGATCGCTGTCTACAAGCATCCCCGGCATCCACCGCCAATGCTTGCAAGCCACCGCGCGCCGCGCCAACTCAAGATCCCGATTCACCATCTTCCCCCCTCGACCGTCCAGATTCGGCCGTCGTTTGTTGCCCGCCCCGCATTGCGAAGCGCCACAAGCCGCCCGCGGGCGGTGTCGCTCGTCACGCGCCACAGGTCGCGCCATTGGTAGAAATGCCGCGTCTCGACCGGTGTACCGGTGTCGTCGGGGTCGAATTCGACAGGATGCGGCCAAGGCCCGCCGCCGGTGTCGTCGGTGGTGTTCATTTGTCGTCCTCGTCGGCGTCAGGCCACTGCATGTAGTGTAAAGCGTCCTCTGCGCGACTCACCAACCCATCCCGATCCCAGCGGTCCTCGGGCTTTTCTGCTTCTTCTTCGATGAACTGCTTTAGGCACGCGATCGCCTCCTCGAGCGCCTCTTGGCGGGTCATGGCCGCACCTCGGCTTCAGCGCCCAGGTCAAACCCGAAGCGCTCGGCCACCTCGTCGACCGTCACATCGGCCCACCGCGCGATCTCGACCGCTTGGGCCAAGGTGGGGATCAGGTTGTGCGCTTCCCACCGGTGGAAGGTGTGCAGCGACACCCCGCACAGCTTTGCCGCGTCTTGTTGCGTCTCGTCGCGTTGAGCTCGCGTTGCCCTCAGCCAACTTTTTGCCGTTGTCATATCTGCGGCCTCCATTGGCATCGAGCCTAAATCTTTTCGCTTTTCCTTGCAACCAGTTTGCACATCTGCTAAATAATAATCACCAACAACAAGAGGCAACCAATGCAACTTCATACACCGTCCTACTTCCAGATCGTAACCTTCGGGTCGCCCACCTACGGCACCCGACGCAGCTACTACCGCAACGCTGACAACGCTGTCCGCGACGCACAGACGCTAGGCGGCGGGTCTATGACGACTGTACGAGTTGTCGAGTGTAGCAGTCGCGCCGACGCGCTGGACGCTTGCATTAGCGAGTCCCGCCCCGTTGTTTGGGGGAACTAATGAACCCGCATGATCTCGACTTTCTGATTGGCCTCGCCACCGTCGGCGTTGGCGTCTTGTCCGGCCTTCACTGGCTCAACCAAGCCCGCCCGCGCTTGACGCTGGACAACTTGCGACCCCTTGAGCGCCTATCCTTGGACTGGCAACGACGCGGCGCCGAGACGGCCAATCGCCAGTTGTTCGACCTCGGTATGGAGCTGTCCCGCGCCATCGACGCCACAAAGGAAAAAGCCCAATGATTGACGAAGCAACGATCCGCGCTCACTGTCTCGCAGCTCGGGAACATGGACACGCCATCGGCACACATCACGGCCTCGAGGTCACGATCGACCGCGACGGCCGAAACTACTTGATCAGCGCGGGCGCCCTCGGTGGGTCGCCCGTCGTCGCACAGAATGTGCCGCAGGTGGTTCGCGTGGTGTCCGAGGCCATCGACCGGCGCGAAGTCTGGATCGGAGACGGCCAGCCCGACCGGCCGGCCTGGTTGGAATGGAGACGCGGTGGCCTTGGCGGCTCCGATGTGGCCGGCGTCCTTGGCTTGTCGTCTTGGTCGTCGCCGTGGGACGTGTGGCGTTCCAAGCGGCACGAGGTGCAGGCGGCCGATAGCGCCGCAATGGAACGCGGGCGCCGGTTGGAGTCTGCGATCGGTGAATGGACGCGCGATCGCCTTGGCGCCAAGCGGTTGTCGGTCGGTCGACCTTGCCAGCATCCCGATCGGCCTTGGATGCGAGGCACGCCGGACGGTTGGCTCGATGGCGTCGGGCTTGAGATCAAGACGTGCCGAAGCTGGAACGGTTGGGGCGAAGATGGCACCGACCAGATCCCAGCGGTGTACCGGACGCAATGCCTGTGGTACATGGCGATCACCGGCCGCGACCGGTGGGTCTTGTCGGCGTTCTCGCCGATGACGGATCAGTTGCGGATCTACCACATCAAGGCCGATCCGCAGGTACTCGCCGCGCTCGTCGATACGGCCGGCCAGTGGTGGCACACCCACGTGATCGAGGACACCGAGCCGCCGATCGACGGGTCGCCAGGGTGCGCCGCTGGGTTGGCCGAGCTCTACGCCGAGCCGCGGGACACGTTTCAAGACGCCGACGACGACGCGGTGGCGTTGGTCGACGCATGGCAGGCCGCCGATGCCGAGGCCAAGGCCGCCAAGGCCAAGGCCGACAAGCTGAAAAACGAGGTCAAGGCGCTGATCGGCGATGACACCGGGATCAAGTCCGAGCGCGGCTCGGTGCGGTGGTCCAGGTACACGACAACCAGCTTCGACCGCAAAAAGCTGCAACAAGACCGACCAGGGTTGGCCGCGATCTTCGACGCCTACACAACAACCCGACAGGCTTCGCGCCTCGTCGTCAAATGGGAGTCCAACAAATGAGCACAGCACTACAACAGCGGGATCGACTCGCCGGCATCCTCGGCCGGATCCAGACCCAGATGGGGGAAGTCCTACCGCGACATCTCGACCCGGAGACGATGACGCGGATCGTACTTGTCGAAGGTGCCCGCAACCCCAAGATCGGACGCTGCACCGCGGAGAGCATTGCAACGACTGTGATGTTGGCGTCACAGCTCGGCTTGCAACCGTCCTCGCCGCTTGGTCATTTCTACCTGATCCCCAGGAACGAGAAGGGACCGAACGGGGATCGGGTGATGCGGTGCGGATACGTGATCGGCTACCGCGGATACCTCGAGCTCGCCCGACGAGCTGGGCTTAGAATGAACGCCGGCGTTGTGTACGCCGACGAGATCGAGCGCGGATCCTTCTCGTGGACCGTCGAGCCGCCCGCCATCGATCACGGTGGCGCGCTCGGTATCCGACGGACGGACGACGCCTTGGTCTTGGCGTATGCTGTCGCCGTCGACCGGGACGGCCACCGGTATCAGCTTGTGATGGACCGCCAAGGGATCGACGAGGCCCGCGGCGCCAGTGGTGGCGGGAAGGTGTGGCGCGAACACTTCGCCTCAATGGCGCGTAAGACTGCGATCCGGCGCCTCTTGGCCGGTGGCCTTGTTCCGCTGTCGACCGAACTGGCGACTGCGCTTGACGAGGAACGCCGCGCCGAGGTGGTCGAGGTCGTCGAGGTGCCGCCGCCGCCGCCCGCACATCCAGACGCGGATCCGCTTCGGATGGCACTCGGGATCGAGGACAAGGCCGAGGCCGAGGCCGAAACCTAATCGCCCGCCATCAGCGCCGCCGCCTTGGCCCGTCGCCGAGCTGCAACCCGCAGCCGGCCGCGGGCTTCGGCCTTTGCGGCTCGCGTCAACAGCCGTTGCGGGTCCGGCTTGAGCGCCGCCGACAGCGCGTTGATGGACACTCGCAAAGCCTGATCGGTGGCGAGCTCGGCGGCCTCACCGAACAGGCCAGGAATGAGCGCCCGCATCGGAAGCGCCGCGTCGAGAATATCGATCAACAGCTCAAGCGCCGCATCTTCGGAGAGGTGGCCCACCTCGGTGTAGTTTTCCAAGGCGCCCAAGACGGCTTCAACGGCCTCGGTGCGGACGTGATCACTCAGCGGCATCGGTGGCCCCCGTTGTCGGTGGTGCGGTCGGTGGTGGTGCTACCGACTCGTTAATGATGTACGTCGGCGCGGCTTGGATCGTGGGCAGAAGGCCCCAAGCCCGCAACACCTCGGCCGCTCCAGGTTGCAGGATCAGCACGAGCAACAGGACGAGGTATTTCCAATTCTCTGCCACCGCCGCCAACAGCCGATCGACGGCCGCTTGGCGAGACTCCAACGCCGCCGCCTCGACTTGTGCCCGTCGCTCGTCCTCGCGGCGTTCTCGCTCGTCGCGGGCCTTGGCGATTGCCGCGAGCTCGATTGTGGCGGTCGCCGTGGCGCGGGAGTTGTCCTCTAGGCTTCGCATTAATTGGCCTTGTGTCGCCACTTCAGAGTGCAAGCGTTCCACCTTGTCGCGCGTGATCGCGCAGTCCTGTTCGATGCGGCCGATCCGCACGTCGACAGACGTACTGGGCGCGGGAATGGGATCAGACATACGACACCTCTCGAAGCTGGCACACCTTAACGCCGGCCGGAAATTTGCCCCTCTGCTCGCCCCAAGTGCGACGCTCGCACCAAGGCTGGATCGGCGTCGCTTGGACGATCAAGCCCGGTCCAGGAAACGGCACCGGCGGCTCCCACCACAACCACGCGTGGCCACCGTGCAACGGCTCGAGCTGTCGCCAACCTTGGCACAGCGACCAGCCGGCGCCAGGATGCGACACGAGCTCACCGAGGCCGAGGCCGGCCACCGCGTCGACGTTGGAGAACGGATCGCCGGCGTTTCGGATGTGCAGCGCCGGCGACACCGTGTCAACGATCGGCCCGTACACATCGCGGAGGATCGCGAAGGTGGCGCGCGTGCAATCCATCGTATGCGGCCGAGGTCGCGCCGACGCATCGTAACGGACGCCGGCCAGGTGACGCAGGGCCGAAGTCAAGATCGCCCGGTCGAGCGTCACAGCGCAGCGCCGCCGCCGCCGGTGGTCGCGAAGAAGTCGTTACCGAGCTGCAGCATTATTCCACCCGCCAGGACAAGAGGTCGACGTGCCCATCTTCTTCCAAGGTTCCGACATGAAAACCAAACTCGTCGGGCCCCCCCTCCATGTAGGCCGTGCGACTCTCCCGGTAGTGTTCCACCTCGATCCCGCTGTAGGGATTGACCACCCTAAAAATGAGCTCCGATCCGTCGTCCTCAATAGAAAAAATGTGAGGCCCGGAAGCGGGAAGCAAGTTTGTTCTTGGCCCTTTCACTAAGCCCGCGCTTGGTGGTCCGGCGCCGGTTTCGGCGTACAGCGCCACACCGAAATAAAGATTAGGCATCGAAACGCCAAACCTATAAAACCTGTTTGTTGCAGATTCGCGCAGCGAGATCCCCAAGGTGCGAGTCCCGCCCATTCCGTCAAACATGGCGGTCAGCTTCCAAGGCGCCGCAGGCGCGAAGCGGACGCGGTGCCGGATGTGAGTACCCGATGAGGGCGGAGAGGGCGTTGTAATTGATTGAAACGGCCCAGTCGTCGACACGGTGGCCGTCGCGCCGCCGCTCGTTTGATTGTTCCACGACCACCCCAAAGTCGGCACCGTGGTCAACTCAACATCCCGCAAAAAGTCGGTCCAGGTTCCCGCGGTCAGGCACCGCGACACAACGCCGATCAGGTCGGACGAGTAGTGCAGATCACCGACGGCCGGCGAAGCCGCCCGGCTCGCGTAGGTGCCGCGTGTCACCGTGATCCCGCCACCACCGCCGCCGGTGGTTGGTGGAGCGTAAAATTGGCCGGTCAGCAAAGGCACGGATCACCTCTCCCAAGTAAGACGGGCAACGGCCGCGGCGGTGCCGGCGTCTAGCTTGGCCGCGACGTACAGCGCCCCCCCGGATGTGACGAAGGGCAGGCCGTTAAGGCTTCCCGCACAACCACCGGCCGCCAAGGTCGCGCCGGTGATGATGTTAGCCGTGATCTCGTCCGTGATCGGCTCGTCCCGGTTGGCGTCGCGCGCCAGGTACCACGTCACCTGAGACGCGCCGCCGGCGATCGAGGTCAACGCGAGCTCGGCCAGGCCGAGCCGGATCTGATCGGCCACATCGCTCGCGCCAGACGGGACACCGTTGAGCGTCAGCACCGCGTAAGAAGTAGACAGCGGCACGGCCGCCGATTCGGAAAAGCCTCGATCGCTCATGCAGACCGCCCCATGATTAGAAGGTCGTAAGAAACTGTCCCCGACTGTGCGCCGAGTTGCAGCACATCGGACGCGCCGCCGGTGATGGCCACGCCGGCCAACGGTGCGGCCCACACAAACCAACCGCCGGCCGGCACGACCACCACATTCGTCGGATCTTCGATGATGGCGACCCCGGTCGCATTGCCGAACACCTCGATCACCTCGGCCGCGGTCGTCGACTTGTTGCGAAGCGCGACAAACGTCACCTCGGCGAAGCTGATCGCCGAGCCGTCAAGGACCGAGGTCAAGCCGCCGGCCAGGTCGAGGGACACCGGCGCGCCTTGGGCCACTGTCGAGGACGAGGACCACACCAGATCCTGAGAACCGTCGGCCGTCCCGCTCGGGTATGCGTCGGGACCGGTGCAGAACGCGTGAACCAAGGTCGACGCCACACCACCGATCGCGACGGGTTGGTTTTTTTCGGTGGCCGTCGCGTCAATGCTTAGCCGGCTAGTTACCTCGAGCGCCATCTGTGCCCCACTAGTAGGTGTTCGCCGCTGTCTCGGACGCGATCCGTGCGTCTATCCTACACCACCGACCGTCAAACGTCGAACGGTTGGCCCACCGGGTTGTCGAGCAGGACAAGCGACAACAGGGCGCCAGCGCTTGTGGCCTCCACATCGACGACAAGCGCCAACGCCTCGTCCAAATGGACCGCGGAGTCGGTGATCGCAATACACGATCCCGGCTCGATGGCCTCTAGCTCCGAACCGCCTTGATAGGTCGCCGTGGGGTATGCGTCGGGACCAGTGCGGAACGAGTGCAACCACTGTCTTGGGCGAGCCAAGGTTAAGGCACCACCACCGATCGCGACGGGTTGGTTTTTTTCGGTGGCCGTCGCGTCAATGCTTAGCCGGCTAGTTACCTCGAGCGCCATCTGTGCCCCACTAGTAGGTGTTCGCCGCTGTCTCGGACGCGATCCGTGCGTCTATCCTACACCACCGACCGTCAAACGTCGAACGGTTGGCCCACCGGGTTGTCGAGCAGGACAAGCGACAACAGGGCGCCAGCGCTTGTGGCCTCCACATCGACGACAAGCGCCAACGCCTCGTCCAGATGGACCGCGGAGTCGGTTAGCGCAATACACGATCCCGGCTCGATGGCCTCGAGCTCGGCGCCGCCCGCATAGGTCGCCGTGCGTTTGTGCCACGCGTGCCGGTTTAGCCGGTCGCGTGCCACTAGCTCGGCCGTCGCGTCGTCCCAGGTTTGCGGAAGGTCGACGACAAGCGGCCGGACGCCGTACACCGTTTGTGACCGTTGGGCCAAATAGGACGCCAAGATCCGCGGGTCGTCGGTGTCCGTCTCTGTCACGCTTAGCGTTCCGGCGTTGGCGGTCAGTGTGACCGAGCTGTACCACGCGGCGCCAGGTCCGTTGGCCGGACGATACCGGACGGTGATCTCGTTAAACACTTCCTGTTGCAACCGGCCGAGCGGCCCTTGGCGTTCCACGTCTCGCCGGTCGGCAGACAGCCACGCCACCACATCGGCCCGCGTTTGATTGAAGCGGTAGGGGCGCACATACAGCCCCTGCGACGATTCCAACACCTGCACCGGCAACCATTCCAAGACTTCGGACTGCAACCAATCAAGCGCGTTGGTGGGCGTGTTGGTCCAGGTGTCCACCTGATACCGGTTCAGCTCGGCCAAGGTGGCACACAGTCGGCCGGTGTCGACGGGGATTGCGGTGTACGTCTGCAACACGTACCGGATCACGTCGCCGGCTCCCCGTAGCGGTCGCCCAGGTTGATAAGGGTTTTTGATTCCGCCGCCGTAGGTGGCGTCGTCCTGCAAGCCGATCCAGTATTCGTCCGACAACTCACCGAGGACGGTGGTCGCGGTGAAGTCCGTCAACGTCACCGACCGTCCGAGCTCGTCGAGAGCGCCAATCGTTGCCGCGGTCCCCTCGCTTCCGGCCGTCGTGTTGTGCAATCGCACGTTGCCCGCGTCGATCCCGCCGAGACTGACCAAGACGCGGCTGGCATTGGTCGCCGCGGCGCCCTCGACCATCAGGGCCGGCACGGCGGCCCGCGGTGTCCCGGTGGGGTTGTGCCCAGGACAACCGAAGATCAGCGGATAGGACGCGCCTAGCACGCCGTCCTCGGTGGCGTAACCGAGCCGCACCGGCCACGTATCCGCCGACACGACCGCTTGAGGGTCCAGCAGCTCGATCGCCTCGTTGCGGGCTTCGCGGCTAAGCGTAAACGTCATCGGCTCGTTGGCTTCGCCGTAGGTGGCGCCGGTGACGACGCCGGACAGGTACACCTCGGCCCGCTCTAAAGTTTGGCCCTCGTGCCACCGACGCAACACAGCCCGCCCGCGCTCGAGGGTGTGGCCGTCGGCCTCGATCCGCGCCCAATCGTCGGCGGTCAACAGCTCCAACGAGGACGACGCCTCGGCGAGTCCTTGCGTCGCTCGGGACAACTCGGGATCGCCCAGGCCGGACAGGTACAAGATCGAGTCGCCGTTGGTGGTGGTGACGGTTTGGGCCTCGGTCGCGTAGTGCCGCACCTCGCCGGCGATCTCGATGTCCAGCAACCACACCCCGCGGCGCTCGGCTTCACCGTAGGACAACATCACACGATCCCGTCGACCGTAATTGTCTCAACTCGGATGATCTCGGTTTGCCCCATCTCGCCCGCGCTCTGGGTCATTCGGATCGAGGACAAGAGGTGTCCGTAGTTAAACAGCGTCGGATCGGTAATTGTGTTGGTCGATTGAGGGAACGCCGCCACCGCAACCACCGGCAGCTCTCCGCCCTTGATCCGCTGCATGATCCCCCGAAGCTGCATCCCCAGATCTTCGACCGCGGCCAGCCGGTTTCCGGCCGAGGTGGCGATGTAGTCCGTATTAAACGCGCCGTCGCGGAGTCGCAAATGGTTGGTTTGGTCGCTCCAGTCCATCGACCAAGACATTTTCTGTGGGCCACGTTGGCGAGCTCGAGACGTGCCGAAGCGGTCGGTGGTTACGTCGACGTTGTGATCCGCTTGTTGTCCCATCCCCCAGGCCGCCTCAGCGCCAAAGGGGATTACCCGCATCGGAGCGATCACGCCGGCGCGATAGTAGCCTTCGGCGGTCAGTTGCGCCGCCGGGATTCGGACGCGCCAGTACCGCGCGAAGATCTCGGTCGTCGGGTACGCCACGAGCACGCCGGACGGGTGCCGAATGGTGCAGAAAAAGCCCGAAGCCTCGGAGCCGTCGATCCCCTCGAGGACGATCCGCGGCTGTAGGGTCGTGCCATCGACCCAATACCCGGCCGAGTTGGACGCAATCCGCCGGACCACCGAGCCGCCCGCGGTCAATGGCAGCTCAACCGAGCCGCCGGCTAACTCGTTTTCCCAGATGTACCGGCCACGAGCTGCGGCACCAAAGCGCGGCGTCAACACCGAGCCGTCAATGTCGTAACGCTGGGTCGAGCTGTCAAAACGCAGATCGGCCGCTCCGATGCTTTGCCACGCGGCCCCATCCCAATACTCAAGATCTGCCCGCGTAAAGTTGACGTTGGCCAGGAACAGCCCGAACGCGCCGCCGGTCCACACCGTCTCACCGAGATCCCAGGTCAACACCTGCTCGGCGGTGTCCGTCGACCGCCAACCCCGCGACGGTGACGGCTCAAGGGACGGGAACACCGCGCGGATCGGGTAGTCGGCCCGCACGTTGGCCGCCCAGGTTTCTGCTTCGACCATTGGCCCGCCGGTCGCCGAAAGAAAACACAACGCCCCGTTGGCCCCAAACTTGGGAAGCGGCACCGGCAGCCGCGACAGCCACCGCCCGGTGAGCGTCGGCCCGCGTTGCAGGATCGGCCCTTCCGATTGGACCAGAAACCAGAAACTCCGATCGACGGCGGCAGCAAGATGGCCCCATCGGGTCTGACTTGTGGCTCCGGGTGTCGCAGCGTTGTTGAGGATCTGCACGTCGGCGACTTCGGACCATTCGGCGCCCGGTGTCCGGATGTATAGCTTGGCCTGAGTTGACGCCGCGGTGTTGTCCTCAATCACGAGGTAGTATTGACGGCGGATCGTTGTGTCGATTGCAATGCTGGCCTTTGTGAGCGCCGCAGTCGGATCGAACACTTGCACCCCGGTGGTCGTGAACCGAAGCCGGCACACCTTCTCCGAGACGCCGTTAGCGATCTGTCCCTCAAAAATGATCCGGTCAGTGCCGGCCGCGCCGCCAACATTGACTTGCATATCGAAATACCACCCCAAGCCGCCGCTGGACGCCGACGAGCTCGCCGATGTGAAGTAAGCATTGGTTAGGATAGTGTCGATCCCCATGCGACCAGGTGCGCTGAGATTGGTTGAGCCGGTCCCGGTCTTGACCCACCCGCCCGTGTCTTGGGGCAACTCGATCGGCAACCAGG